ATAGATAAGAGAAGAATGCAACAACAATTGCAGGCTTTACAACAACCTCAACAATCAGAACAACAAAATGAATCAATGATTAATACTCTAAAAAATATTAATGAAAATACAGAGTTTTCTATTGGTGACAAAACTATTGTTATAAATAAGAATATAGCAGAAAAAATTGTATCACTTTACGAATCTGTAAATAGACAGAATAAGAAAAAAATAGAGTCAATGCTCAATGAAAGCGTAGATTCCTTCAAGAAAATCGTAGAATTTGCAGTAAGGCAGTAACAGATGGCAAACATAATCACACAACAAAAAATTGTTGATAATACAAAAAGAGCGTTGCTCAAGTATACCATTATTTCAGATGGAACAAATGAAGCCAACACTCGTCTTGTTGATGCTTCTGCGCTTGCATATTCATTGAATACTAACGGTTACATTATGACTGGCAATACAGACACTAAGAGTAACTATAGAACAACAATCAAAAGAATATCAGGTTCTCTATCTACTTCTGGCGCGCACATTAGAGTAAGATGGGAAGGCGCTTCCAATGCAGATATTGTCACAATGTCTAGCGGATCAACAGATTATAACTTTGGTGGTTCTTATGATAGTGCAACAATTGCAAATCCAGAAACATCACCAACTGGAGATATTCTAATCACAACAAAGGGATTTGATGCTAATACTGTTGCAACAATCATTATTGATCTAAAGAAAGACAATAGAGATTATGATGCTGGTCAAACAGCGGATCCAGTAGCATTCAATAGAGGTCCGGCAGCACCATGAAACAACTAGTTGAATCAATTCTCAATAAAAAGTATGATGAAGCTGAAGATCGCCTCAATGAAGCATTTCGTAACATCCTTGAACGCAAGATGTATGAAATGAAAAAGCAAGTTGCTGCTAAGATGTGCGAAGAGGATGATGCATTAGAAGAAGAACCTGATCTATCTAATATTATTAGAGATAACAAAACTGGTAAACTATCAATGAAGCCAGGTACTAGATCAAACATTAATTTTTCAAAAATTGTTCGAGATATAAACACTGGCAATTTATCGTTGAAAGAAGAAGAACAAGAACTTGACGAAGGCCGTATCAATATTGTCAAGGTTCGCGTTCGTGGTGGTAAGATTCAACGCCGTATGAAAGTTTCTAATGTTGCGGGATTTACAATGCGCGCCGGTAAACTAACTCGCATGTCACCAACCGAACGCCGTAAGCGTAAACTTGGTGCTAAGAAAGCTGCCAGAAAATCAAGAGCAAAGAGATCACAAATGCTTCGGAAGCGTAGAATGTCGCTCATGAAGCGTAAAAGACTAGGTGTCTAAAATGAAACTCATTTCAGAAGAAGTAGTAGAAGTCAAATATCTAACAGAGATGAATGAAAAGACTGGCAATAAAGAACACTTCATTGAAGGTATCTTTATGCAAGCAGAAAAGAAGAATCGCAACGGTCGCGTTTATCCTGTTGGTGTTTTGGGTAAAGAAGTTGATAGATATAATCGTGAATATGTCAACAAGAATCGCGCTTTCGGTGAACTGGGTCATCCAGATTCACCAACAATCAATTTGGATCGTGTATCACACATGATCACAAAGCTATATCCTGATGGAAATAATTTCATTGGTAAAGCAAAAATTATGGATACTCCAAATGGTAAAATTGTGAAGAGTTTGTTAGACGGAGGAGCCAGTTTGGGTGTGTCAACAAGAGGCGTAGGGTCTCTTAGACCACACAACGGTTATCAACTAGTGCAGGACGATTTCCACCTTGCTACAGCGGCAGACATTGTAGCAGATCCATCTGCACCAGAAGCATTTGTTATAGGCATCATGGAAGATGCTGAATGGGTTTTGACTGCTAAAGGATGGCTACCAATGCACCATGATCGTGCAAAGAAAGTCATAAAAGAAGCTAGTCGGAATGAAATTGAGGGAGTTGCACTCAAAGTGTTTTCAAACTTCCTGTCTAAACTCTAAGTTATATAAATACTAACACGAAAAAGGAGTATTCTAATATGGGTAAGTCACTTACAGATGTAGCAAAAGAAATCCTTATGAACGAAGGCGTTTCTAATCAAGCTACACTAAAGCCAGGTTCAGCTAATCCTGAGCCAAGGCCACAAAATCCTATCGAAGCTGAAGACCTAGGTCCAGCACTTGTTGAACCAACAGGCACTGCACCAACATCTAAGGCTGCTGCTAGAATTGCTAAAGTAGCCAAGCGTCCTGCTGATAAGGACGGCGGCGAAAAGACTTCTAAGGAAGTCATGGAAGAAGATATCAATCTTGATGAAGAAGAACAACTTGATGAAATTTCAAGTGAACTTGCAGGTAGAGCCGCATTTGTTGCCAAGAATCGTGCTGAAACTGCTGAAAATCAAGGCAAGAACAAACTTGCTAAAGCACTTGAAAAACAATCCAACAGACTCTATGATGCAGCAGAAAGAAAAGCAAATAAAGAGAATAACAGCGACGAAGGAATCTCTTCTGGCAAAAAAGCTAAGATGAGAAAAGAAGACGTTGAACTCGAAGAAGAGATCGAAATCTCTGAAGAACTCGCAGCTTTCATCGAAGAAAAGCTAGCCGAAGGTCTCACAGAAGAAGAAATCGCTATGGCTATTGACGAAAACTTCGAATTTGTCACAGAAGAATCCGAAGCAGAAGAAGTTGTAGCTGAAGAGACAGAAGAGGAATATCAGGTTGATATGTCCGAGCATGTTGAAGCACTCTTTGCTGGTGAAGAACTTTCCGAAGACTTCAAGCAAAAGGCTCTCACAATCTTTGAATCTGCTGTAAAGCAGAAGGTCCAAGAAGAACTCAAGATTATTGAAGAAGCATATGCTGAAACACTTGAGGAACAAATTGCTCAGATTCAGGAAGAACTAACAGAAAACGTCGATGACTACCTCAACTATGTTGTTGAGCAGTGGGTGTCCGACAATGAAGTTGCTATCACAGAAGGTCTTCGCACAGAACTTACCGAAGATTTCATCTCTGGTCTCCGCAATCTCTTTGCAGAACACTATATCGACATTCCAGAAGATAAGGTCTCTGTAGTTGAAGAAATGACATCTCAGGTTGCTTCACTAGAAGAAAAGCTAAATGAAGAAATCGAGCGTAATGTTCAGCTAACAAAGGCTCTAAACGAATCAGCACAGTACGAAATTCTTGCTGATGCTTGTGATGGTTTGACTGCAACACAGACTGAAAAGCTAAAGTCACTTGCAGAGGGCATCAATTATACAACAGCAAATGAATATGCTCAGAAAATTAATATTCTAAGAGAAAGCTACTTCACAAACAAGGTCGTTGCTGAAAACGTTCTTGACAATGAAGAAGTTGACACAGAAGCCACACAGATCAACGAACAACTCACTGGTCCAATGGCAGCTTATGTCAAGACTCTTGGTAAACATCTTCCAAAGTAATGGAAATATAAATAATACTAATAGGTAAGATTTAAAGGAGTAAATCAAAATGTATCTTACAGAAAATCTAGAAAAGAAGTGGTCACCAGTTCTTGACCACGAAGGTCTACCAGGCATTAAGGATAGCTATCGTCGCGCAGTCACCGCCATGATTCTTGAGAACCAAGAAAAGGCAATGGCTGAAGAGTCACGCCAGCTAAACGAAGCTGCACCAGCTAACAACTACGGCGGTGGAAATATTGGTTCTTATGATCCAATCCTCATCTCCCTAGTTCGTCGCGCTCTTCCAAACCTAATGGCTTATGACATCTGCGGCGTTCAGCCAATGACAGGTCCAACAGGTCTCATCTTCGCAATGCGCGCCAAGTATGGTTCACAGGGCGGAACAGAAGCACTATTCAACGAAGCCAACACAGCATTCTCTGCCACAAACGCTCTCGGCGCTAACGGCAACGTTTCAACTGGCTTTGCTAACACCAACCCAGTTTTCAATCTTAGTGACGCAGGCTCACTCGGCACCGGCATTGGTATGAATACAGGTGAAGCAGAACGTCTTGGCGACTTCTCAACAAACGCCTTTGCTGAAATGGCTTTCGCCATCGACAAGGTAACTGTAACTGCTCGTAGCCGTGCGCTAAAGGCAGAATACACAATGGAACTCGCTCAGGATCTCAAGGCTGTTCACGGTCTAGATGCTGAAACAGAACTCGCCAACATTCTCAGCACAGAAATTCTTGCTGAAATCAACCGCGAAGTCGTTCGCACAATCTATCGGTCTGCTACTATCGGCGCTCAGTATGGCGTTACAACAGCTGGTACATTCGATCTTGACACCGACTCAAACGGCCGTTGGTCAGTTGAAAAGTTCAAGGGTCTAATCTTCCAGATTGAGCGTGATGCTAACGCTATTGCCCGTGCAACTCGCCGCGGCAAGGGTAACATCGTAATCGTCTCCTCAGACGTTGCTTCTGCAATGGCTATGGCTGGCGTTCTCGATTATACTCCAGCACTTCAGGCTAACCTAAACGTTGATGACACAGGCAACACCTTTGCTGGTATGCTTCATGGTCGTATCAAGGTTTATGTTGATCCTTACTTCGGTGGCTCTGCTAACGGCGACGAACTCGCAGTTGTAGGCTACAAGGGTACATCAGCATATGACGCTGGTATCTTCTATTGCCCATACGTTCCTCTTCAGATGGTTCGTGCAGTTGGTCAGGATACATTCCAGCCAAAGATCGGCTTCAAGACACGTTACGGCATGGTTGCTAACCCATTTGCAACTTCTGCTGGTGACGGCGTTATTGGTGATCGCGGCACTGCAAGCAATGCCAACATCTACTATCGCATCTTCCGCGTTCGCAATCTTACCTAATAAAAACAATATTGCGAATATCAGACTGGGCAGGAGAAATCCTGCCCTTTTTGTTTTATATAAATAGTAACATGGTATACATTCTGAAATACAGAAGATCAGAACTTGTATTGATAGGCATCACATATTATATGCCTGACTATACAAACATACTACAAACTTTTCACTGGCAGACGGAAGATATTACTCCCGATTTGCCAAGAGTTCATCAGTTTTTGAACTACTGGAAAGATAATATCGAAGCAAGAATCAAAGATGTTTCAATAAGCTATTCTGGTAAAAATAAAGTAAGAATAGCAGATTTCTATGAAGGTCTATAATGTCTGAAGAATCACTACTCAGAAAAATACCAGATAACACTTCTATACTTCAATCAACGAAGTTTAGTGTTATGTTTCCCACACTACCCTTTCTCAAGTATTTTTGTCAAACGATGAACATTCCGGGTGTATCAACATCTGGTGTTGAAGTGCCGTCTCCATTCACAAG